TCAATAATTGTTTAATGTCGGCGAAGTGTAATCCTGTCGTTGGTTCATCAAGAATATAGAGGGTTTTGCCCGTACTTGTAACCCTTCACGCCCTACACTAAAGCTGATCGTGCATTGCTCTAAGCGAGACGTTTCAAGATCGTTTTGACTAAACAACGCATTCACACCCAAAGTAATTCGTAAAAGATCAATATCAGGGTCAATCACCGTGCGAGAAATAGGGTGTTCTAATTTCACTTCTGCACCCACAGAAACTTCTCGCTCTGACGCATCAAAATCTTCAAGGGGTTGCTGGTCTTGATAGCCTAAACGGTAACGAATTAACGTATTTTGATAATTCCATTCCCCTTTCGAGTTTTTGATCGGCGTGTAATCAAAGAAGGCACTCTGATACTGATCTGCTGTCACCGCACCACGAATAGGACCGAGTGAAATTAAGCCAATCGCACTTAATCGCTGTGCTGATTTTAGGTTATCGGGTGCTTCGTAAGGTGTATGGCCACCACCGCCTGAACTTCCGCCCATAATGTTTCTCCAATAAAAAAGCCGTTACAGTTTCCTGTGCGACTGTAATTTGTTTACGTTGTCACATCATCAAAGGTATCAATACCCTGCGAAATCAAGATAAGACTTGTCATCATTTTTCCGTAAAGCAACGGAATTGGTCTGCCTTGTGGGGTAAGGTTGCGAATGTTTGAGAATGATGTGCTTTGTTGTTTTTCGCTATCACTTAATTTCGTGTTCATATCTGGTGGACGAGCAAGCATTTGCATTACTCCGCCCATTGCCATTGATGCCCCCATTGCTCCAACCATCATTGCTGTACCTGCCGTCCAACCTAAAGGATTCCACCAAGCTACTGCAATAAGGGCAACACCGACGATCGCTTGTACAAATCCTACGCTTTTCCCTGCCCCCACCACCACAGGCGTAAAATGTACAGTGCAATCATCTGCAAGTGTCATTGTAGGATTGGTTTTTATCTGCTCTTCGCTTAAATAGCGCTTTCCGATTCGGACTTTGTAATAGCCTTTTCGCAAATGTTGACTCAAACCTTGAATCTGACTGAGTAGTCCGCTCATCAGCTCTTTAAAGGAACTGACTTCAAGCACTATCGGTTCGTTAGGCTCAAATCGTTTAAGATCGCCGTAAAATTTAACTCTGACCATTTCGGGTATCTCCAAATACTGTGCGTTTGTTGTAGCCAAGCGCCGTCATAAGGCACACGAGCAGATAATCGCCCCTCGCTGTGGTGTAACATCATTTGATGACCAAGGTAAATGCCTGCGTGATTAGCCACATCACTACCAATTTGCAGTAACACAATATCGCCAAGCTGGGGCTGTTCTTCAAAATCTAACCGCTCAAAGCCAAAGCGGAGCAAGTTTTCTTCATACAAGTTGCCTGATTTAAACCATTCAAATTCGTACTCCACATCGTCAGGCAAATCCAATCCCGACAACATATAGGCATCAAGTAAGATATTGCGGCAATCTTGCTTGTTATTCTCAAACTGACGACCAACAAGCGGTGCGATTGGGCGGAATTTTTGCAAATTGCCATCGCAAACCAACCAAAACGGCAGATTTAACCGCACTTGGCATTCACGATCATCCGTCGATAAATACGGAAAGCCCTTTTCCGTGTCTGAATCAGGGTGAGAATGAACAACCGCCACAATCTCGCCCACGCTTTCCGCCCGAATCCAATCATCAGGTGAAATTTCAAAATGATTAATCGGATCGACAGCCACATTTTCACAAGGAAAATAACGTAACTCACCGCCCTTAGAAACGACAAAACCGCAACTTTCGTGGGGTTCTGAGCGTTTGGCGTGAGTTAAGATTTCTTTACTTAAAGTATCATTCACCATAAAAATAAACATTTTTGTTAATTTCATATTGACTTAATAAACATTTTTGTTTATTATTACCACATCTTAAAAACACGGAGGATTAATGAAACAAAGTGAATTTTTAAGATGGCTAATTGCTCAAGGGGTAGTAAAGGAAGAAGGCTCAAAGCACATCAAACTTTATTACAACGGTAATCAATCAACAATGCCAAGACAACCTAGCAAGGAAATCAAAAACGGCACAATGAGAGCGATTAAAAAGCAATTAGGTTTAAACTAATCAAAGCCCCTGTAACAGGGGGCTTTTTTAGCAAGGAGTAATATTTATGCTGTATCCAGCACGATTCGAATTTGAAGATGGTAGTTATAATGTTTCATTCCGTGATATTCCTGAAGCGTTGACTTGCGGTGATAACTACGAAGACGCTTTAGAGATGGCAAAAGATGCATTGCTTACCAGTATGGATTTTTATTTCGAAGATCATCGCAAAGTACCGTTACCAAGCCCACCACAAGAAGGAGAAGTGCTGATCGAATTACCGACAAGTATTTTCGCCAAAGTGCTATTGCTAAATGAGATGGTCGATCAGAATATCTCCAATGTGGAATTAGCAAAACGAATTGCCGTAAAACCGCAAGAAGTACAGCGTATTACTAATCTTGGGCATAGTACAAAAATCGATACTATTGCAAGAGCGATTAATGCACTCGACAAACAGTTTGAATTACGTGTTGTCTAATTACCATACTGCGTTGTACTTGGAAAGCCCCCAAACGGTAAAATGGCATTAGCCCCGAATCTCAGCTTGCAACCACGCAAACAGTGGGAACAAGCATCTTTTTTCGGATCGGTTGTCGGGTTATCTTTTTCATCGGCAACAGGTCCGCCTGTGTAGCCACACTCCGCAGAGCGATATTGCCAAATACAGGTATCTGATGTAATCATCAACAACGGTATGCGAGCATTATCTGTTTCTGCGGGTAAAGCCAGCTCAAATGTCGCTACTTCATCATTTAGGCTTTTTAACTGCTCAATGATGAATAAACTCACACTTTCCTGTGTCGGATCGGCTTGTGGATTTCGTCCGTTAGGGAAATTGCGAGCATCAAGGAATTGTGCATAGACTAAACGACGTGTCACCTTTGCCCCAATTCCTTGTCCGAAATCTGCGGCTAAAGCGGTGACAATGCCGTACAGGTTTGAGATTGTTAAAGTCGGTCAGTTACTCGGCCCTTGACCGCTAATTTCAAAACCGTCCGCATTAATTGGATAGGCTTGGTATTCGTTACCTTGCCACCAAACATTCTGCTGACCTTGATTTAAGCCATTGTGAAAGCGTAATAACTCCCCTTTTTGTGCAGGGGCGCTGTTACTGCTGATATGCCTTAAATCAATTTCCCACAGTTCAATCAAGGCATTTTGTTCCAGTTTTGGCAATTCGTTTGCCATTTTTTGGGGTAGAGCTTTTGGCATTACATACTCCTATCGTCTAAATTGACCACCCGCACGAGCAAAATTATTGGTGATCGCTTTCTGACTTTCGTCTCTTGCGATTCCCCTCATTGTTTTTAACAATTCCACTGTGATATGAGTGCCATCTGGCGTTTCTTCTTGAGAAACTTTGGCATCTACTGCATTACCATTGTTGATGATTTGAACATTTACAGATGATTTACCCGATGCTTGATTTCGGTTTCCTTGATTTGCTAAAAAGGCTTTTAAATCTTGGTTAGTACGGCTATCTACAACTCGCTCGCCACGATCTAGCAACCAAGTTCCCTCTTTAGGGATATTATCAATCCCTGAGTGCGCCATACCGCTCAAACTTATACTTGTCAGTTGAGAAATAACACTCATCCCAGCCGAAGCCACCGCAGCCATATTTGCAAATTTTTGAGCTGGTGTCATCGCTGTTCCATCACCCATTGCCTGCACAATCGCTTGTTGAAGCCTAACCATTGAGTCTGCAACTGCAAAAGCTTTCGACATCGCAAACATTGTTTTATAGATCCCCGATTGTTCTTGCCCTGCGTTACGCATTACGCCAAGCATGGTATCAATCGCACCACCAAAACCCGAAATACTACTCATAAACAGATTTTGTGTATCTTGTGTCGCTTGGTTGTCGATTTGCGCTTTGGCGTTAACAAAATCTTGATATTGAATTGAGTTGTTGAATATCTTGTAAATGCTCTTTTAGCTCGCGTGCATATTGCAACTCAGGGGCGAACTGTTCTGCTAATTTTGCACGTTCATTGGCAAAACGTTGTGAAATCGCCAATTTTGCTGACTCATATTCTTCGTGTGAAACCACGCCTTTTTTATTATGCTCTTCCAAACGTTGGAACATTCGCTGTTGCTCGGCGTCAATTTCTTCAAGGGTGGAGCGGCTGTGTTTGCGAACTTCATCATAAAATTGAAGCCAACTATTGCGCACTTTTTCACCACCGCCTCTATTACTTTGTTTCAAACTTTGGTTAATACCCTCCGTTTGCGTCTGATCTTTGAACATCCCTTGTAATACTTTCCTGCCCTCAATCAGTTTATTTAAGGTTTCGATAGATAAATCAATGCCTTTATCAGCCGCATTCGCTGCAGTAATCGTACCGTTGGCAATATCAATTAGCACTTGATTATATTCAGCGCCTTTATCGCCAAGCAATTCATATAAGCCGGCTAAAACAAAGGCGGACTCTGCCTGTCCTTGCTGTTTTAATTTTGCCACTTCAAGATTTTGCGCTACCGTTAAAGCGCGTTCTTTTAATTTTTTAAACGCCTCATCTAGATCTAGATTGTTCTTTACTCCACCTTGCGCCGCCTCTTTCTGTTGTTTTATCGTATTGCTTAAACTGGCAATGACGCTATCTGCCGTATTGGCATCAACACCTAAGTTTTTCATTTTGTTGCGAAAATCATCAATGCTTTTACCATTTGACAAGAACACCCCACCAAGTGCGGTTAATTGGTTAGTTAAAACTGAAAGATCGATATTTTTATTTTCTCGAATCTTTTCTAATTCCGCGTTTAATTTTTCAATATCTTGCTTGGAACTTTCAGACAACTCCAAACCAAATTGCCAAGCACTTGTTTGAATTTGGGAAATTTCCGCCTGTACTTTGGAAATTTGCTCACCATAATTTTCCATTGCTTGAATTTGCTCAAAAATTTTCAAGGTCAACGCGCTTTCACTTAAGCCGTCATAACTTTCTTTTAAGCGATTATTCGCACTCTCGGTATCTAACGCCGCCTCTTTTGCCTCTTTTGCCTTTTGGCTAAAATAAAATAGCGCACCTGCCGCAATTGTTGCCGCTCCCATAGGGCCACCAATTAACCCCAATGCGCCACTTAATAAATTTTTGGCTCCTGCGGCTGCACTGCTTGCAATTGATGCGCGTTGAGAGGCTGCAGCAAGATTATCCATAGCAGCTGCCTCCGCATTAATAAGCCCCGTAATAACTTGCGCTTGTTGAGCCATTTTGGCCTCAATCGCTGCTCTAGCTTTCTTGGTTCGTACTAATTGCATTTCTGAATTCAACAAATTCATTTTGGCTTGTGCAGCCGCTAATTCTGTCGCGGCTTGGGTTTGTGTGGCTTTCGCAGCGATTAAACTCGCTTGCGCTTGTCTGTGTGTTTCCACTCGAGCAAGAACCAACGTTGAAATAAACTTAGCACCATTGCCAGCTGCAATTGCCAAAAGTACACCAGCTAAATACTCAAAATTCTGCGCAAGAAAAGAAATACCAATCAATTTAGATGTTAATTGTCCTTCGCTTGCCAGTTTTTTCACTTCAGCACGGCTTTTACCCATGTATTCCGCTAATACATCAAGAATAATCGGGGTCGGCATTTGTTCAAATTTTTGGTTAATTTTTTCTGTTGAGCCATTAAAGGCGTCAAAAATCAATTTAGATGTTAATTGTCCTTCGCTTGCCAGTTTTTTCACTTCTGCACGGCTTTTACCCATATATTCCGCTAATACATCAAGAATAATCGGGGCAGATTCCGCAATGGTTTTAAATTCATCACCTTGTAATTGCCCTGAACCCAAAGCTTGCGACAACTGAAATAATGCACTTGCTTGAGCCTCAGCACTCACACCACCGGCAGCCATTGCTTTATTCATTGTTTCAGTAAATTGCAGAATGTCTTTTTGCGCATAGCCATAATCTTTTAAAGCACGAGCTGAACGCGTATATAATGAAGTTGTTGCCTCTACATCTGTTTTACATTCCTCTACATCTGTTTTACTTGTTGCAGATGAACCACCTGCACCACCGCCACCACCGCTTGAGCCAGAGCCTTTTAGAATAGAGTTTTTGTTAGGGTAAGCATCCACTAAAGCCTCTAACGCCTCTTCAAAATCCGCACGTTGCCCCGGTTTTACTCGACTGAAAATTTCATTGCCAAACGCATCTTTTGCCAAAATTGCACCGTTTTCATCAATGCTAAAATGCTTACCAAAGAACGCTTGAGCCACATCAACAGGCATTGCCAGTTTCTCCGTGACAAACTTAGAGCGAGCAAACGAACCGCCGATCAACTCAGTATGCAATTGACCTTGCACTTTCTCTGCTAACGCTTTGGCATCTGCCAGTTTTTGCTCATAGCCCTTAATCACTTCTTGTTTAACCTTTTCCGCTTCACCTGCATCAATCAGTTTTTTAGCATCAAGATTTTCCACCGTTTTTAAGGCTTCTTTTGCTTTTGCCACATCATCAATCCCGTCAAACTTTTTGAGTTCCGCTTCCGCTTTCTCTTTAGCCTCACGGTGTTGCTTGTTTTCAGCATTGAGCGAAGAAATTTTTTGCATTGCTTGCAGTGCATCAAAAGGGATTTCCTTCCCGTCATCGTGGATATAAACAGGTTTGCCATCTACAACCACAACATTGCCGTTTTCATCGAGTTTTAATTTCATTTGGATTTCCTTCCTAAGTGAGTTTGTGTTTCTTCCGAAACGTGGATAATAAAAAACCGCACATAAAAAGTGCGGTCAGTTTTTGTTTTAATAAGGTTATCGGACAAAAAGCGGTAACAACGCCAGTACCGCATCTGTTAATTTAAGTAATGCGATACCCAGCACTACCGCCCAAATCGTTTTGCGTAATTCTTTTCCGCTGATATTTAATGTTTCCATTAGAAATACTCCTAGAAATGGCAAGGTAAATCGTTTATTATTCATTTAAATTTATGTCCCCTTAGTGCTTTAAGTGGATATGAAAAACCCCGAAGTGTTACAGCACCTCGGGGTTTGTTTTTACAATAAAAAACCTAGCATTTAGGCTAGGTTTGTAAGAATTGTTTAGCTTGCTGATATTTCTGCTGTCTGGCAATATCTTTTTCAGTGACTTTTGCTAGACGGCTTAGATCCATATTATGAGTTAAATCAGCAATCTTGACTTTTCGAGCAATATCATTTGCTTTTACTCGTTTTAAATAAGTCTCGTATGGTTCGTCTTTACGTTTCGTTATCGCACCAATAGCATTTGCTATAACTGAGCCAAATTCAGCTTTAATTTGAGCAAGTGAAATGGTCGTATCTTCCACACTATCGTGTAACCAAGCTACCGCTAACTCATCATCAGTTGGTTGAACAAGTCCATCAGCAACAGATTGCAGATGCTCGACATAGGCTTTTCCAGCTTTATCCACTTGATTTGCATGCAACTGTTTAGCTAATAATTTAGCTTTGTGAGAAATCATTAGTGAACCTTAATAAAACGAATAGCTTCTTTTTCAGTGATCACTTTAAATGCATCAAAATCACTTACTAAAATCTTATCAGCCCAAAAAGTGCCAAACTTTTGATCCCAATCTTCTTTTTCTGGTTCATAAGTAGAAAAAGAAAGAAAATCATTTGGTATGCCTCGAATAAGCTTTTGTTGATTTTCACCAATTTTGGCTAAATAATATTGATACATTATTTCACTCCTTTTACCTTCTGAATATCTTTAGGTACTGTTAATTTCGAACTTAATATTTGCATTTTTTCATACAATTTTTTTCTCTCATCTTGAGGTGTTGCAGGATCTCTAAATTGCTCATAAAGATTATGCAATACTCCATTTTTCAAATCAAAACTTTGCTGTGTATGGTATTGTAATTCAAAAACAACATTATCCTTTTTTATCAGAGTAGTAACAAAAGTATTAACACCTTTGTAAACAGCACCATCTTTCCAAGTATTTTTTACAACAACAGTGAAGTACCCCTGCTTTTCAAGTGCCGACTGAATTTTGTCATATTGTAACACAAAGTTATTAACATCAAGAATTGCAGTGTAACGAATAACATCTTTTACGCTATTGATTGCCTGTTTCTCAGAAATACCAGCAAGAACTTCTGTTTCCACTTTTCTTTTTAGCGACTCCAAAGACTTCAGACGATATTCTAATCCAGCTGTTTTTGCACCAACAGACGAAATAATTTCCGTGATCTTTTCTGTAATCTCTGGTTCTACATCAATTGCCTTTTGCCGCAATTCTTCAATGCTATTCATAGTACTATAGCCAACGTCTAAATTATGTGTTAAGTATAAATCCTTTAACGTCAAAGGTCTACCGCTCTGATCTAACATATCCGCAAAAGTAATTACACCTCTACGCCATAAGTCCGCCTTGCCTTTACCTAATACTTGGTCTTGTTGCTCTGGCGATTTGCTTTTCAACCAATTTTCGTAGTTAATCTGCTCTGATACAGGACTATCTTGACTTGCTCTTGTGCTTGACGGCATTTCTTCCGCATCAATCCCAAGCTCTTTCCAGCTCTTGGTTACAAGCTGTAAAATACTGCGACAACGTGGGTGTAAAGGCGGTCGTTGATAAGGTACATCGTGGTCTATCGGCTTTTTATCTAAATCCCACATTAACCCATCTCTTAATTGACATACGGTTGATGTTCGAGTGTCTAATGTAGAAAGGTGTTTTTCTCCTGCCAAAATATCAAGGTTTTCATCTCTTAAGGCTTGATGAGCTTTATCTGCCACTTTAGCTACTGCAGTAATGACTAAGGTTTCAGCGTGTCTGCGAGACGTATTCATCAAATGCTTAACATCAGTAATCATTTGACTTGTTTGTTGACCATCTAACAACCCTTGGCGAATAATTCCCTCAAACTTAAAGGCAAAATCATTTCCTTGCTTTGCCCACCAATCTTCTAAAGGTGAACCTGCAATAATCGTTGCGGTTTTATTCGCTTTTTGCTTATATTCAGGCACTTGATTAAAAAAATCAAAGCCGACTTCATCATTGTAAAGCTGATGAATATGTTGGGTTTCCGCCGTAAAAAAACCGCTTAACTCGTCTTGCGTGTAAGCGGTCATTTCTTGATAGACTTTTGCCACTTCTTGCTTAAGCTCCTTAAGCAGCGTGTCTAATTGCGCGTGTCTAATTGCTTTTTAGGTAAAGCATCCTAAACGATTGAGCAACTCACGTTGTGTTTTACTCAGCTGTTTCATTACCTGCTGTCTAAGATGTGCATCATAACGAAAATGCAGAATTTTGCGATCAGTTAATGCGTATGCAATACGACTATTCAGACTTTGTTTCGGTTTGTCCTGCGAACTCAAGGTCATATTCTACCCCCTCTTCATTTAAGCGAGCCTGTTCATCTTCCCATTCCACATTATCGCTAATCAACCCACGGCGTTTTGCTTCATTAAATACGGTTTGTTTTGAAAGTGTGCCTGCTTGTTGCATTTTAATGACCATATCCATTGAGGCATTTGGATCGAGATCGTCATCAATATTACCGCTAATTTTGACTTGTTTGTTGACCATCTAACAACCCTTGGCGAATAATTCCCTCAAACTTAAAGGCAAAATCATTTCCTTGCTTTGCCCACCAATCTTCTAAAGGTGAACCTGCAATAATCGTTGCGGTTTTATTCGCTTTTTGCTTATATTCAGGCACTTGATTAAAAAAATCAAAGCCGACTTCATCATTGTAAAGCTGATGAATATGTTGGGTTTCCGCCGTAAAAAAACCGCTTAACTCGTCTTGCGTGTAAGCGGTCATTTCTTGATAGACTTTTGCCACTTCTTGCTTAAGCTCCTTAAGCAGCGTGTCTAATTGCTTTTTAGGTAAAGCATCCACACCTGCGGCCGCTAAACGATTGAGCAACTCACGTTGTGTTTTACTCAGCTGTTTCATTACCTGCTGTCTAAGATGTGCATCATAACGAAAATGCAGAATTTTGCGATCAGTTAATGCGTATGCAATACGACTATTCAGACTTTGTTTCGGTTTGTCCTGCGAACTCAAGGTCATATTCTACCCCCTCTTCATTTAAGCGAGCCTGTTCATCTTCCCATTCCACATTATCGCTAATCAACCCACGGCGTTTTGCTTCATTAAATACGGTTTGTTTTGAAAGTGTGCCTGCTTGTTGCATTTTAATGACCATATCCATTGAGGCATTTGGATCGAGATCGTCATCAATATTACCGCTAATTTCCACCTTACCGACATCATCAATACCCAACCACAACCCAACGTATTCCAAAGCTAAATCTAACGCATCTTCAAATTTATTCGCATACAGTCGCAATAAACTGATTTCTTTGCCTTGCTCTTCTTTGGCTTGACTGTCTGTCATTGCTAACACGGTTTTATCTAAGAGTTTCGCCCCGGCAACACGCATTTGGCTTTCCAGCTCTTTCAAACTGTCTTGCCCTGCGTTAATCGCATTACCTGAATGTTCGATATAAGCAATTTGAGAACCTGCAGGTAAATGCAACGCACTGCCACCAACTTGTAGCTTATTGACTTCAGTATCAGAGAAAATCCCTAATAACGGCACACGAGCGGTATTTAAAATGTTGTCCTGATCGGATTGTGATTGCCAATGCTTAACATTCAAATAGGCTAATTCAAGCAACGGCGGTTCACCTAATGCAAACACATTGCTTTCTTTCGTAATAAACGGCACAACAGGCACCACTTCAAGCGGTCGATTTTGAGCAAGAAGTTGCACATCATCAATCAACGCCCATTGCCCCTCTGCCGCTTTATACTTACGCATACGGCCGATTTCGTACACATAAATCACCTTCTCAATCTTCGAACCAAACTCGCCATCATCTACCGACACTTCTTCCATATAGCGGAACTGCGTGATTTGTCGTTTCCCTTTGATTTTATCCGTTTTAAATCCCAAAACATTTTTAGGCTTAATCAAAATAAAATAAGGGCGAGCATTAGCCGCTTTCTCATCGGCAATGGTACGAATATTCTCAGTACGGGTATAATCCACTAAGCACCACGCCACGCCGTAAGTTAAACCTGCATTAAACCAACGAGAAGAAAATACATCGACATTATTTCCCTCTAAATCCACATCAGGCAAAATATCTTGCTTTAATTTATCGTGAACGTCATTTGTCGTAATCGGCTCAAAAAAACTCTACCTGTCATTTGGTAGAGCGTTTCCGATAAAGCAGGATAAAGCGTTGAGCGGTTAAGTCTGTTTTTATAAGCCTCTTCTTCCTCAAGACTGAATTGATAAAGGTATTTCTTCCCTGCTTGTCGCATTGTTTTTGTTCCGCCAAGCAAATCATCAATCATCACACCTTTTTCATTCAACGCCCTAATTTCTGGCATCACAATAGCAACATCAGACATAAATTATCCTTAGTAAAGTTTAAGTGGATTTTGGCTAAAATCCCCTTTCCGCTGAATACGAGGATTAAGCGCATACCGCAACGCATCAATATAGTGGTTATGAGCATCAACCAAGGTTGGCAATACATCGCCGGACAAGCGGTCGGTTTTGTAGCTATACAAGCGAAATTCGTTTAAAGTTTGCTGACAACGTGGGTGAATGTAGATTTTCTTATAGGATTTAATATGCGCAATCCCATCTTCAACGCTACCTTTCCATTTTGGCACGCCATCAATACGAGGCAAGCCGTGTCGCTTTAAATAGCTAATAGACTCAGGTCTTGCTGAATCCACGCGTATTACATACTGCTCAATACCGGCAATACCTTTCTGCAAAAATGTGGCTGTATCATCAAGCTCTAACCCAACTTTGCCAGCCTCATATTCAATATACAATTTATCCTTAAACACCCAGCATTTAATCGCTGCGGTTGGGTCGTGAGCAAAACCGAAATCCAACCCGTGATAAGGACCTTCAAAATCAGGTAAAGGCTTAAACTCAAGTTCCTGATATTTTCCTCTAAAGACTTGAGCCTCGCTTTCTTCGAGATAATCCCCCTCCCAAATCCAACGATAAGTCGCATCATCTAAACGGGCTTTATCCCTTAAGCGTTCTTGCTCCAACACATCAGGAAACCACGGATTGTCGCTATAATTCATCTCAACAATCGCCATACTTTCGTCTTGATGTTGTCTAAAGCGTAAATCCGTTGCCGAACCTTTCTTTTCAGGGTTCCACGTTAACCAAATTTCCGAACCGCTTTCACGCACCGTAGGCAGAAGTTTCCGCCACGCCATTTCGCTCACGCTTTCTGCTTCATCAATCCACGCAAGTAAAATCCGTGCTTTTGATTTAATACTGTCAAGATTGTGCCGTAAACCTGTAAAAATATAGGAAATTCGACCGCACTTTGTGCGTACATATTTTTCTCCAATCTCAAAGAAATCAGCCAGCCACACCTCGCTTTGAATGGCTTGCTTAATTTCCTCTAGTGATGAGTCTTCCAACGAGTTCATAAACTCACGACCACACAAAATGACACCGCTTTCGCCTTGCATTGCCCGTTGATACGCCACAATCGCCGTCATCTTGGCAAAAGTGCGTGTTTTTGCCGAACCACGACCACCATAAGCACCACGATGACGCACATCCTGGAGAATAAACACTGGAATAAGTTTAGGTGGGAGATTAAGCTGTACTTTCATCTGGAGCCACCAACTCAATAATAGTAGGACGAAGTGAGCCGTCAGAGTTTGTTACATCGACTTTATCCTTAAACATACCAAGATGTTTACCTAATAGCTCAAGTGCTTTATTTGCTGCGTGAGGCTCAAAACAAACTTTCTCTACATCCATAGGAACAATAGAACCATCAACCTTGCTTAGTTCTGTTTCTGTGGAGCCTCTCCCACAATTTGTGTAAATACCTGTTTCTGAGATAATACATTCAGACACAGGTATTTTAATTATGAACGAAAAACAACTTCACGCCTTGGCAGCGGAATTTGCCAAAAACCTAAAAACACCAGAAGACCTCAATCAATTTTCACGGATGCTCAAGAAAATCACCGTCGAGGCTGCGTTAAATGGTGAACTGACCGACCATCTTGGTTATGAAAAACATCAGCCTAGAAAAGGTAAAAATGCACGTAACGGTTACACATCTAAGACCGTCATTTGTGATGAAGGTGAGATAGAAATTGAGACGCCTCGTGACCGTGACGGCACCTTTGAACCGCAACTTATCAAGAAAAACCAAACCCGCATCACAGGAATGGATGAGCAGATTATTGCCTTATATGCCAAGGGGTTAAGTAATCAGGAAATCGTTGAAATGTTCAAAGAACTCTATGATGCGGATGTATCAACCAGCCTGATTTCTCGCGTTACCGACGCCGTGAAAGAGCGCGTAATGGCATGGCAAAATCGCCCACTTGATGCGGTTTATCCAATTGTTTACCTAGATTGTATCGTAGTTTCAGCTTTGCATTGTGCATTTAGTGCGTAA